GAACAATCCCTTCAACAACCCCAAGCTCCAGCCGCTGCTTGAAGGTCTACAATACAAAGACCTTGACGGCATGATGAAACCCACCATGCACGTGGACGAATTCGCAGCCAAGATGGGCGACGATGCTGACATCATTGTTGTAAGCTTTTTTGTACGTGACCAGCAGGCTGCCAAAGACTTGGTGGGCTGGTTTGAAAAAGGCTATGATTTTGTGTTAGATGCTGATCGCAGCCCTGGCGAAATCAAACCCAATCGCTATCTTGTCTATGTGGAGATACGCCGTCGATCAGCTGCGCCACAGCACATTCAACAACTGTTGGCAGATCTTGCCACACTGACCGAATATGAGCCTTCAGACTGGCGCTGGCGCTATCAGGACCAAGATTATGACTGGAGCGATGAAGCTTTTGCACAAACAGTGCCCTTGACTCCGCGAGCCTATCGTGAAGCCAACGATGAAGATCTCAACGAAGTGCGCACTGCTGCCGGTTTGCCAGTGAAAAAAATACATGAACCCACAACCGAAAGTGTGGTGTTACAGAGTCTGGCCGGAATAAGATAATGCGGTATCGCGAAATTCTTGAGTCATGCTGGCAAGGTTATCAACAGCAAGGCATGAAGAAAAAGGGCAATCGTATGGTGCCCAACTGTGTGCCTGTGAGTGAAGAACAAAGTGAAGATTCTGACCAAGTTCGCCGCATACAACAAATGTTAAATCAAGAACACAACGCCAACCTGGATGTAGATGGCGTAATGGGCCCGCTGACCCTGCAAAGTATCAAGAAGTTCTTGCCGGCTGCTGGCATGAAAGCAGCACCTGACCCTGACAGAAACACTGCTGTGCAAGGGTACGAAAAGAAAATGTCCACACAAGAGCTTGAAGAAAATCTCAGAGACTGGTTCCGAGAAAAATGGGTGCGTTTTGGTCCCGACGGCAAGATACGCGGTGCCTGTGCCCGAGGCAGCAGCAGTGAAGGCAAGCCCAAATGTTTGCCACAGAGCAAGGCACATAGTCTAGGCAAAAAAGGTCGTGCATCGGCAGCAGCAAGAAAGCGACGCCAAGACCCCAACCCTGAACGTCAAGGAGCAGCCATCAACGTGGCCACCAAGAAAAAATGAAAATATCACACATACTCCAAGAAAGTCCACAACTGTGCCCCGAATGCGGCGGACCGGCCTTTGGCGATTTGCTGCTGGCCGAAAAGAAAGATGCTTGCTACAGCAAAGTTCGCAGCCGCTACCGAGTATGGCCCAGTGCCTATGCGTCGGGTGCTCTAGTGCAGTGTCGTAAAAAAGGTGCTGCCAACTGGGGCAACAAAAATGAAAGCGCAGACGATAACTTTGGCAAATCGGCGGCGCTGATGACAGCATCACCTGAAGCGCTGAAAACTGCTCAAGACATTGTACAAAAACAAGCGGATAAAAACGTAATCAGCCAGGCCAAGATTGCTGGTGCTGTACCTGATCAAGGTGTGGCGGAAGGTTCAAATGATACGATTTATCCCAACGCAGAAGTAATCAAGTCAAAAAATGGCAAGCCAGTGGGTGAGATTTACCAAGATGGCAATAGTTGGGGCGCCTTTCATTATCGTGCAGACCGTGGATATGATTTTATCGACAGTAGGGAAGAAGCCATTGAAGCACTGAAAGACTTGCATCAGGAAACAGGTCGCAGTCGTCCAGACTATACTATCAAAGGTGTGGCGGAAGGCTCAGAAACTGAAGGCACAGCAACACTGGCAAAAATTGCAGCAGCTGGCGACAACGGCTATGACATGATCGAGGACGGACTCAACGGTTTGTTGGGCACCGAAGCACAGATCATGTTGCAAGACATGTATGATGATGTGTCAATAGAGCATAGACTACATCCTGATGATGATTTTGAGCAAATTTATGATCGCATGATGGATCGCATTGAATCTGATTACGGTCAGCAAGGCATGGCGGAAGGCTTGGGTCTAAGAAACCTCCGCAATACCTTAAGCGGTATACCAAAAACTAGATATGCTCAAGACCAAGCAAGAACTAATAGTCGTCGTCCAACACCCCAGGAACTTGACCGCCGTAAACAAGCAGAAAAAGATAAAAAGCCAGGGGCGGTGGAAAGCAAAGAAGAAAAAATTGCCGGTAGGCACGACCCCGAAGAATTTGATGCCATGGTGGGTAGATTAAAACAACTGGCTGGCTCAGGGCCCTTGAAAACTGTGTGGGACGAGAAAAAACGTGTGTATCGCAACGTGCCCACTGCTCAGCAACCCAACAAAGGATCACAATCAAATGCGTAAAACCATGCAGGGTCATCGTCGCACACATCGTGAATTGGTGGGTGCACCCAGCAGAAAAAATGATTTGGTTGAGCCTCAGCAGCCTCAAGTGCCGCCACGTCGCACTGCCAAGAATTCCAACTTTCCATTGTTGCAACAACGCATCAAGTTGAACCCATGAGAGCACGAGAATTTGTCAAAACTCGACGTCGACGTCGCTTGCGTGAATTGGACTTCATGGGCATGAGTCCATGCAAGACTGACTGTTCGGGCCATCGTGCTGGCTATCGCTGGAGCAAGGATCGTGGTGGTGTGCAAACAGCAACCTGGAGCGACAGTTTCAATCGCGGTGCTGCCATTGCGGCTGCAGGTTATTGATTCTTCTGGTAAACAAAATACAACCTGCCCAGTTCGGCAGGTTCTTTTTTGAACTCTAGCAATTTCAAATTGTAGCGGTCGGCAAACTCCGTGACCACAGCAAAGCTCCAGGGAAAAATGTCTACGTAGGGTCCTGTTTTGTGCGGAATGCCTGGATTGGCTCTGAGATAGAATCTTCCACCCGGTGCCAGTAGTTCCACACACTTGGCAAATCGACGTTCTAGGTATTCCCGACTGTTAAAATTGATTGAGCCTAGCGCAATGATCACATCGTGTGATCCAGGTCGCACATCATAGTCCAGGATGTCTACTTCGTAATCAGCAGCATCATTGTAGGGATCAATGCCCACAAGATTGTTGATGCGCCCTTTGAATGGATGATAGCCGCAGCCCACGTCCAATACAGATTTGGAATTGAGTTTGTTAATTTCATCTACCAAGGCCCAGCCCGAATGATCATACTCTGCAGTACGAGGGCGCCACATCTCACTGAAAAATCTGTGGATGTAGCGCTCTGACAGATCTTCTACAATGTCAGTCACAGTGCCCACATAATCAGATTTCAGCTGTAGTTCGTGCCACATGGCATCGCAAAACTTGCGATAGCGAACTGGGGTCCAAGGCAACTCATCCACCCTGGTATCAGCGTTGATAGAAATTTTTGCATACTTGGGTAAATCAAACGCAGTCTGCAAATTTTTTGTGATTAAGGCAAAAATTTTGGTGTTCATAAAAAAATTTGGTAAGTAAAACTGATTTTACACACTATTTAAAGGAGAAATTATCGTGTTTAAAAAATTGTTCACCGCTTTGGCCTTTGTGCTGCCTGTCATAGCCTGGGCATGGCAACCAACAAAACCAGTCACAGTGGTATTTCCCAATGGGCCTGGTGCCGGCAATGAAATTTCATTTCGCATTGTGGCTGACATTGTGGAACGCCAAACTGGCGTTAAATTCAACCCCGAATACAGACCCGGCGCTGATGGCAATCTAGCCATCAATCACTTTGTCACAGTGCCCAGAGACGGGCATACCATTTCTGTCCCTGCCTGCCAAAGTAACTGGGTCACACCTGAAATATGGTATCCCAACATTGTGCGCTACAATCCTATGGATCTGGAACCAGTGGCCAACATTGCACGCTCGCCCCTGGCGTTTTGGGCCAATCCCAAGTCGTCAATTAATACCCCCGATGAGCTGATAGCAGCTATTAAGAAAAAAGAACGTGCCATTACGTTTGCCATTGGCGGCGGAGGGCACAAACTGGCGGTAGAATATCTTGCCGCCAAACTCGCAGTGCCTGGTGGTGATCGCATAGAAACTGTGATGTACAAGGGCCCAGCCCAGGCTCTGATGGATGTCATGGGAGGACATGTGGAGTTTGGAGTGACTCCAGTGACCGTGGGTTATCCGCATGTACAAGCTGGCAAGCTCCGGCTGATAGGCATTGCTGACAACCGCCCCTTGCCCGGCTTAGAGTCTGCACCATTGATGAGTCGCGCTGCTCCTGGACTCAGCATACACGGCTGCTGGAACATGGTGCTGCCTCCAGGCACAGCACCTGAAATACAGAAATGGTATGCAGATCATTTTGTTCCTGCCATACGTTCGGCCGAAGCTGCTGCAAGATTCCGCGAAAACATGATGTACATCTCACCCGAAGAACATTCAGCAGCAGGTGTGCGAACAGCCATGAGCCGCCTGCAACAGACTTGGCAACCCATTGCTCGACGCATTGATCCCAACAAGTAAATGACAAAATATATTTTTGTGGCCGGGGCACCGGGTTCCAAATGGAGCTCAGTGGTCAAAAACATCTATTTCAGTGCCAGTATTGATCAGAGCGACAGCAGCAGTGCAAGACAATACTATCATGCAGCCACTGGGCAGCAAAGCCCCATGCACATAGGTGCTTATTGGGATCCAGGCATGGAATTTGACATTCCTGAAGATTGTTCGCAACTCACACAATCACAGGCCGAACACATATTTGATAGCCCTTTTTCGGGCACAGGCGTTAGAATTATCAAAAGTCATGTATTTTGTCTGCCACAGAACATACAGTGGCTCAGACAAACTTGGCCCAAGGCTCCTATTGTTTTGGTTCATCGTTTTACAGATGCATGCATAGGTTGGTGGTATCGCTGCGGCGGATGGGACATTGAGTATCCAAACTACCTGACCTATTATCAAAACAACGCCAATCTAGTGCGCCAGGTCGAGCGTCAAAATGCAGGTGTGCAATGGGCCATCAATAAATATCCCAGGCTGACTCCGGCTAGCAACAGTGAATTGGCAGCAATGTTGAATATACAACTGCCGGAAGCACAGTGGCAACACTGTTATCAAGAACACAATATCCAAGTGGAAATTATATGAACTTATCGCAACGCATTTTGGTCATGGGCCTTCCTGGATCTGGCAAAACATACTTTGCCGAACGTCTCAAACAGTTTTTAGAACACAACGGAGACATTTTCAAAGTCAATCCCAGTCGCATCATGCACTACGAAGGTATACCAGACCATGCCATGATGAAAGTCACTGTGGACTGGTTCAATGCCGACGATGTGCGCCGACGTTTCAACGACTGGGACTTTAGCAGAGACGGCAGAATTCGTCAAAGCCTGCGCATGTTTGAGTTTGCTATCAAGTGCACCGGAGAATTTGTGATCTGTGACTTTGTGGCTCCTCTGCCTGAAATGCGTCACAACTTCAAAGCTGACTGGACCATTTGGATGGACACCATTGATGCTGGTCGCTACGAAGATACCAATCGAGCTTTTGTGGCTCCTGATGTGTATGACTTCCGTATCACAGAACAAAATGCTGACAAGTGGGCGGAATTTGTGGGCACACATATCTTGGAAAATCGTCGCAGACCCAGATTTGATTGGCGCAAGGAAACTGCCTTGCTTCTTGGCAGATATCAACCTTGGCACACCGGACATCGCGCATTGTTTGAACGTGCTATTGAAAAATCAGGTCAGGTTATTATACAGGTGCGTGACTGTCAAGGATGGAATGACAGTAATCCTTTTGACTTTGAAAAGGTCAAATCATTTATTAAAAGAGATTTAGATCCTATCTATCAAGGACAGTTTGAAGTAATGCTGGTCCCTAATGTCACTGAAATAGTATATGGCAGAGATGTAGGCTATAAAATCACACAAGAGACATTCACAGACGAAATACATTCAATCTCCGCTACAAAAATTAGGCAATCTATGGGTCTAAAGTAAATGTTAGGATGTTGGCACGATAAATAAAAATATGGACTCTTTTGTTTATCGTTGGACTAATACTACTCTCGGCAAAATATACATAGGCTGGCACAAGGGATCAGAAGATGATGGATATATTTGTTCGTCGGCTTCTGATAAATTCTGGAAAGACTTTAAAAATCCTGATTACAAGTGGAAGCGAGAAATCTTATTCAAAGGCACAATGCCAGAATGTCAATTATTTGAATCGCAGTTGCTAGATAATGTTGATATCACATCAGATGCTATCTATAATAATAAAAATAATTTAAGGTTCAATTTGAATGATGAGGTGCGTGCTAAATTGAGATTGGCTGCAATTGAAAGAGGAAAAAATCCAGAATATCGAAAAGCGCAGGCTGAGAGAACAAAAAATCAATGGGCGACCAACCCAGAACGCAGACGACTACAAAGCGAAAAAGCAAAACAACAAATAATGACCGATGAAATTAAAGAAAAAATTAGACACGCACGGTCCAAACAAGTCATTACAAAAGAGTCTCGAGCAAAATCAGCAACAACAATTAAAAATGCTCCCGATGTCAAATGTCCGCATTGCGGTTCAACTGGCAGATACTTGGGCAGCATGAAAAAGAAACACTTTAATAATTGTATTCACAAACCAGGTTTGAAATGAACAAATACCATGTGAGATTTAATACCAAACACAATGGTTCAAATCTCGTATGGCGGATATTTGAAAACGGACAAGAACATTTGGCGTCAGACGTGCGTATTTTGGGAGAAACATTTACCGAATGCACTCACGAACACGGCGAAACCAAATGGAACATAGCCTGCTTGGGCAGAATGGTCTGGGTTGACACTGTGGCCGTGATAGTGACCGGCAAAGACTAGGTCGATGCAAGCTAAATATCTGCATGTGGATGCTGCAATTTTTACCCGACGCTGTGATACTTTGGTTCTGTAACATTCTTTTGCTGTTAGGCGTTGGCCTCACAGTGCTGGGCTTTTTTGTCCATAAAATACCTTTTTTATATCAATACCAGCTGCCGTTCAAGATAGCAGGTGTCGTGCTGCTGGCCGCTGGTGTTTACTTTCGTGGCGGCTATGCTGTGGAGATGACCTGGCGCGACAGAGTGGCCGAATTGGAAAAACAGCTGGAAGTGGCTGCTGCCAAAAGCGCCGAAGTCAACACCGTGATCAAAGATCGAGTGGTGTTTCGTGACAAAATAATCAAAGAGCAGGGCAAAACTTTGACCGAGTATGTTGACCGTGAAGTGGTCAAAGTCATCCCAGCACAGTGCGATCGATTGCCCGCCGAGCTTATTGATATACACAATCGTGCTGCACAAATGAACAAAGTGGTGGAGGAGCTCACCCAGAAAGATGCCAAATGAAAATCTTGGTAGTTTTACTAACCGCGATGTTAACAGCCTGTGCTACTCCTGTGCCGGTCAAACAAACCTGGCCTGCAGCACCCACTGAAATCCAACAGCCTTGCCCGCCACTCAAGCAGTTGGAAAGCAGTGCAACCATGAAAGATCTGTTGATGACTGTGATTGAAAATTATGCTGCTTATTATCACTGTTCTAGTAAAACACAGTCGTGGCA